ATAATTACCTATATTAGCAACATATTCAAACGTAGTTGTTTTGTAAGGGGGTGGAGCTTGAAACCTTCATCCCCTTTTTTTATAACTACAAATTAAAACAACTACTATGAAAGGATTAATTAACAGAGTAATATTACAAGGTGTTAAAAAAGGAAAGAAAGTACACGTTATTAGACGTTACTTGGCTATTCATCACAATATAAAGGTAGGGCATAGAGTTATGCTAACACGTTATGGTAACATTAAGAGAAGATATTGCAGCACGTTATAAAGAGATTTATGATTTAGCTTTTAAAATTACTAAAGGCAATGACATAGATGCTCAAGACCTTACACAAGAGATTTATATTATTCTTCTGGAGTATGATGAGGTTAAATTACAGTCTATTGTTGATAACGGGCATCTTATGTTCTGGCTTGCACGTGTTATGATTAACCAATATAGGTCAACTACTTCACTCTTTCAACGCAAGCATCACCCGAAGCTGATAGATGAGAATGCAATCATTGCAAACTTAGAAGATGTTGTTGATGATAGCCAAGAGATAAAAGAATATAGGCTTGCTAATATAGCGAAGGCATTAAGCAAGCACCACTTTTACGATCAAATTATATTCAGCATATATTACGATGGTAAAGGAACTGTAAGAGGTTTAGCTAAAGCAATGAACATCTCACCAACTTCTATCTTTAAAACTATAAAATCTGTTAGAACTAGTATAAGGGATGAAGTTAAAAACAAGTGATAGAACTTACAATGAGAGGATAAGTCTATGCAACGCCTGTCCTCACTTTCGTAAGTCTTTAAGCCAATGTAAAAAGTGCGGTTGCTTTATGAAGATAAAAGCAAAGATTGCATTCACTCGATGTCCAGTAGGTAACTGGGAAAGGGAAAACGACTTAACTAAAGATCAACTATCTATATTGAAAAGATTACTAAATCAGATATGTACAGACAAAATAACGCACAACGATAACATAGGAGTGACCAACCTATACAATGAAATCTTCGGAATGAATAAGCAAGCCTCTAAATGTGGTTCTTGTGTAGCTCAAACGATTAAAGAACTAAGAGAAGTACTTGCAGGATATGAAGATTGAAAGTAGAAAGATAAGTGAATTAAAGTTTGCTGAGTATAATCCTAGAACTATAAGTAAGAAACAATTTAAAGACCTTGTAAACAGTCTTAAAAAGTTTGGCTTAATAGATCCTATTATTATTAATTCATCTAAGGATAGGCATAATATAATCATAGGAGGGCATCAACGCTCACGTGCTTGGCTTGAATTAGGAAACGATACTATCCAATGTGTAATTCTTAATCTACCTTTAAAGGATGAAATGGAGCTTAACCTTAGACTGAACAAGAACGGGGGGAAGTTTGATGATGATTTACTACTTAACTATTTTGATGAAGAACTATTATTCGAAGTAGGATTTAGCGAGAACGACTTTAATATTAACCTTGACAAATACGAAGACAATACTTTAGAGAATGAAACTAAAGATGTTTGCGAATGTTGTGGTGAAAAGATTTAATTATGTCAAAAAAAGAAAAATTAGCATTAGCTTATAAGGTAGCTGAACGTTTAAAATTATTGCCTATATTAGATGAGGAAATAGACGCTTTATTTTGCAGCTTACAATTAGTAAGAGAAGAAGATCTAAACAACTAACTATGCACATACCAATACTAATATTTGTAACGCTCGTTTGCATCTCGATTATAGTTGAAAATTATATAAGACATAATCCGTAATGAAAGCCCATACCAAAACCTATCTCGAATACTTCAACTTTGATGAGTTGGATTATATACCTTGTGAAGTATGTTCAAGTCCTGCACAAGACATACACCATATAGAAGCACGTGGAATGGGAGGAAGTAAAGTAAAGGATTATATCGGTAACCTGCAAGCGGTATGCAGACCTTGCCATATTAGGTATGGGGATAAGAAGCAATACAAAGAAATGCTAGTAGAAATACATTTAAACTATATGGATAAGTATGGAGTTATATAAAGGTGATTGCTTAATTGAAAGCGATAAAATAGAAAGTGGTAGCGTTGATTTAATATTAACAGATTTGCCTTATGGAAATATGAATACCGATGGAGGGCGTAAACTAGGGATTAACGGATGGGATTTAGCAATAGACCCAAAGAAAGTATTTGATATTGCAAACCGCATATTAAGAAAGAGCGGTAAAATGATATTGTTTAGTCAAGAACCTTATACGACTAAATTAATAACGGAAGCAATGCCAAACATACCATTTAATTATAGAGCGACTTGGGAAAAAGATAATTTTGCAGTTGCTTTAGGTGCTAAAGTTAATATGGTATCTTTTACTGAAGATGTACTTGTATTTAGCAAGAACCACGATACAGAAGCAATACACGAATTAAGACATTATTTTAAAATAGTGATGGACTTTATAGGGTTAAACTTAAAGCAAATTAATACTAAATTAAGGCATAGAAGAGCAGAACATACTTTTTACATAGATAGTACACAATATGGTTTATGCACTGAAAAAACATACTTAGAACTGATTGAAGTTTTTGGAATTGATAAAATGCAAGGCTTTAAAGAATTTGCAGAACTTAAAGAAATAGATAACGAATTTAAAAAGAAGTTTGCAAGCACATTTAATTTATGGGAAGGCAACAAATTTAAAAGTAACATTCTAAAATACAAAAAGGATTATACAGGACACCACCCAACGCAAAAGCCTGTATTATTGTTGGAAGATTTAATTAAAACATTTAGCAATGAATCGGATTTAGTGGTAGACTTAACAATGGGTTCAGGTAGTACGGGTGTAGCTGCAAAGAATCTTAATCGTAATTTTATAGGTATAGAGCAAGACGAAAAGTACTTTAATATTGCAGTAAAAAGAATAAACAATGAGTGAAAATAAAGAACAAAACAGAACAAAACTAGCTAAAATTCAGATGCTCAATGCTTTAGAGAAAACTCTAGGAATTGTTACAGGTGCTTTAAAGATAGCAGACATAACGAGGACTACTTATTACTCTTGGTTAAAGTCAGATGAGGTCTTTGCAGGTAAGGTTAAAGACTTAGACAACTTAGCTTTAGACTTCGCAGAGAGTAGCTTAATGAAGCAAATAAAAGAGGGCAACCATTCAAGTACTCAGTTTCTTTTAAAGAATAAAGGAAAGGCTAGAGGGTATGGAGATAAGCTTGATATTACAAGCAATGACGAAGCGATTAAAATACATATAGATCTTGGAAATTAATCCAGACTTTACATCTAAACAGAAGGAGTGTTTAAGATTCCTATTCGATGACCATACCAACGAAGTTTTATTTGGTGGGGCTGCTGGAGGTGGGAAGTCTTGGGTAGGTTCTGCTTGGCTTGTGACTATGTGTTTGCGTTATCCTAAGACACGTTATCTAATGGGGCGTTCTAAGTTAGATGCTTTAAAGAAGACTACCTTAAACACGTTCTTTGAAGTTTGCGGTGCTTGGGGTTTAAAGTCTGGAGAGCATTATACTTTTAACGGATCGAGTAATATTGTTTCCTTCACTAATGGTTCTGAGATTATACTAAAGGATTTATTTCTTTACCCATCAGATAGAAATTTTGATAGTTTAGGATCTTTGGAAATTACAGGAGCGTTTGTAGATGAGGCCAACCAAGTAACTCATAAGGCAATTAATGTAGTACAGTCTAGAATCAGATATAAACTAGATGATTACTCAATTATTCCAAAGCTTCTAATGACTTGTAATCCTGCTAAGAATTGGGTTTATACTGAATACTATAAGCCTGCTCAACTCGGGACCTTAAAAGACTATCGACAGTTTGTGCCAAGTCTGGTAACTGATAATCAATTTATCTCAAAGCACTACGAAAAGCAACTAAGTAAATTAGATGAGGTTTCAAAGCAACGTTTGCTATTTGGTAACTGGGAATATGATGCAGATTCAGATTCATTAATTGATTACGATTCAATACTAAACCTATTCACCAACAAGGGAACAGAAGGAGAAAAGTATATTAGCTGCGATGTTGCACGTATGGGAGAGGATAAATCCGTTGTTATGTTGTTCGAAGGGCTGCAGGTGGTAATGATTAAGACCTTTGATAAGAATACTATTACAGAACTAGCTGAGTACATTAGAGAGCTGCAAAAGAACCATCAAGTAAAGCTAAGTAATATCATTGTGGATAGTGATGGTGTAGGTGGTGGCCTTCAAGATGTACTCAGATGTAAAGGATTTATAAATAACGCTTCACCAATCAAAAAGGAGAATTACCAGAACTTGAAAACTCAATGTTATTATAAGTTAGCTGATTTAATTAATAAAGGCCAGATTGGCATAAGTGTAATTGATGCTGATAAGCGTAAACTAATTACAGAAGAACTAGAGCAAGTACGATCCAAAGATATAGATAAGGACGGAAAGCTAAAGATAGTTCCTAAGGATGTAGTAAAAGCGGTAATAGGTCGCTCACCTGATTACTCAGATGCTTTAGCTATGAGAATGCTTTACGAAGTTAAGCCTAAGATTGGGCGGTATAATGTTAGGTAATTTAATTAAGTCATAAATAAACACAATTAGATTTGGTAGTATCGAAATGTTATCTATCTTTGTAGGGAACAAAACGACAAACGATATGACAACTTATAGAGAATTAACATTAAACGAAACTATAAAATTTAGAAACACTAAAAACAGATATGATTTGTATGATTTTTTAAGCAGTGTTGAAGATATGGTTTATAGAGTAGAAAATAAAAATGAAACTACGGGTGAAGGATTCTCTAAATTGTACTCTTCAAAATTAGACAAATACGAATTAGCCGAAGCCTTAAATATAGAGCATATTAAAGTAGATAGAGTAAAAGGGTAGATACTAATTATATTCCCCCCGCTAAGCCTTCCAATACGGAGGGCTTTTTTTATGCCTAATAATTTGGTACAAAACTAAGATATTTATATTTAATAGTATATGAAGTTAACCATCCCAACAGATTTAAGTGACATTACATTAGGGCAACTGCAAGCACTAACCAAACTAGAGGCTACACCTCTCAACGATTTAGAGCGACAGAAGCAAACGATTGAACTACTTACTTCCATCGATAGGAGTACTATTGATAAGGTTAAGCTAGGAGATTTAAACGATGTGTATGGCAAGCTTTTAAGCCTATCGAAAGCAAGTGAAGGTTTACATCAGTTCGTTAATATAGATAATGTTAAATATGGATTCATACCTAACCTATCCGATATTAGTACGGCTGAGTTTGGAGACTTGGACACGTTATGTCAAGACCTTAACGAGAACTTGCATTTGATTATGGCTATATTGTATAGGCCTATCGACAAAGAAGCGAACGGAAAGTATAGTATTGAAGCTTACGATGCTGATTTAGAGGAACGCTCTAGGTTATTCAAGAAGAAACTAAAAGCTAATGTAGTTAATTCTGCTATCCTTTTTTTTTGGAGTATCGGAAACGATTACTTGAACGATTTACTAACCTCTTTACAGGAGGATCAGGAAACCAAAAGCAGCAATCATTCGGTAAAAAGTGGGGTTGGTATTCAATCCTAATGAGTTTATGTAATGAGGATGTATTAAAAATTGAGGAAGCAGGGCAATTAAGCATTGAACAAGCATTCACTTTTATGAGTTATAAACAAGACCAAGAGAGAGTAAAGAAATGAAAACATTTAAAGCAGTTGTAAATCAATTTAAGGCGGTATGTGAAGCACATAAGCAGCTTAACTCGTTTACGTTTGGCGATATATTCTCAGTAGATTTAAGTAATGAAATGGACTTTGCAAAGGCTCATCTAGTTGAGCAACCTGCAACTATTAATAATAGAGACTTCGTATTTACCTTTGATTTGCTTGTGATGGATTTGGTGGCAGCAGATGGATCAAATGAAACGGATGTGCTAAATGATACGTTCTTAATTATCTCAGATGTTTATAGAGAATTCAAATCTGGTATTGCGAAATCTACTTCACCTATGACATCAAGAGATTTTGTAGTAAGCGAGGGCATAACGTGCGAACCTTTTACAGATAGATTCGAGAACTTGTTAAGCGGTTGGAAGGCTACAATATCGGTAACAGTTCCTTCACATAACAACGCATCGAATAGCCCTATCTAATGGCTAAGATAAACTATACCGCAACGGACAAAGCTCTTAATAAGTTTGGGAATGAAGTAGTACGAAAAGCTAGATTCAATCTAACCAATCAAAAGAGATATGTTTCTGGGAAGCTTTGGAAGTCCATCGACTATAAATCTATAACTTCAAATCGTTCTATAAGTCTTAAATTCTTGATGGAAGAATATGGAATTGTACTTGATGAGGGTAGAGGTAAATCACAAAGAGGTGGATCTGGAGAGTTATATCCTAAGATTTTAGAGTGGGTAAAGAAAAAAGGATTAAGACCAAGAGATTCAAAAGGTAAATTTAAGGCGTGGAAGAATAAAGCTAAACAACAAGAGGGGATAGCGTTTGCGGTTACTAGAAAGATACACAGATTTGGATATGAACCAACGAACTTCTTTTCAGATGCTTTTAAACTAAGCTTTAAGAAATTACCTAGAACTATTAAAAAGACCTTTGCATTAGACGTGGAGAGATTCATGAAGCAAACGATTGACGAAATAAACAAACTATAATGGCAACAACTGTAACAAGTCCTAACTATTGGACGTTAACATTAACTAGTAATACTGCTAGTACATACAACTTTAAATTCGTAGTTGATATTACTATTGGCGGTGTTGTGGTTGCACGAATAAAGCAGCCGAAGAATTTAAACAATTCAGCACATTTGTCTTTTGAAAAGATAGTGAAGAACTATATTAATATAACTCATAAGCAGGCTAATACTATTGTCGGTACTCGATACGATTCCGTTCACTTGATGCCTCAAAATATACCTAATCCTTCAGGAACTACATACAATGATTTTATTGCTTCTAAGAATAGTGGTGACCTTAGAACAGTATTGTTTGAGTTCTACGAAGAGTATGCGACTACAAGTGGTGGTGCTATTACTATTCACGCTTCTGGAGCGTCTGACATAACTAAAGCGGTTATTAATTACGCTAATAGTTGGGAGGATCAAAAGGTTTTCGATTTGTCACGGTTTGATTTTGATTCTGCTTCAACTCCTGCTAGGTTCTTAACTGAGCGACCAATCGAAACAACAAACCCAAATGATTTAAGTGGCAAGGTTGCACAATTAACGAGTGCAACAGACTACCAGACTTTAGCTATGTTCAATGAAAAAGACACATACTTTAATACTGAGAATGGTCGAATACTATATAAGTTCTACGAAGATAAACCTGCAACATTTGGAGCTTCGGATAATCATGTTGGGGTTATATCTGTACAGAATGCAGCGGTAATAGGTTCGGAATCACCAAGCTCTTCTAATACAGAAGATGAGTTCTTGATATACTTGGGTAGTGGTGGTGCTAATGTATTAAAAATGAAGTATGCAATTTACGGAGGTTATCAACCAACTGCATCAATCAAATATTATACTATTCAGTATATTGGAACAACTGAAATAACGGCTACATCAACTGCAATAACGGATATAAAAGCAGGTGATTATGTATTAGTAACATCTGCAGGAAATAGTAATTGGAGTGCTATCGGTGGTGGTGAAGATATTGATACTAAGTTCTATGCGACAGGTTCAGGTACAGGTACTGGTGTAGGTAATGTTATTGAATACGAAAAACTATCTAAGACTTATCTATTCGAGATGGTGAGCGATGCGAATGGTAACGCTTCAAAGTATGCAGGTAAAAATATTGCATGGAAGAATAAAGAAGGTGTTTGGTCTTATTACTATTTCCCC